TATAAATAGTTGCTACGAAGTAAAGTATTTTGATTTTTTTTTAATATTTATATATAAATAAAATTATAAACAAGACAAACTAATGGCAACAAACAGCAAAGTATTCGTATCTCCTGGGGTATATACTTCCGAAGTTGATTTAAGTTTCGTAGCACAGAGTGTGGGTGTAACCACATTAGGTATCGTAGGTGAGACACAAAAAGGTCCTGCTTTTGAACCAATCTTTATACGTAACTTTGATGAATTTTCAACTTTTTTTGGAGGTACATCACCTGAAAAATTTATTAATACACAAATACCGAAGTATGAGGCTTCGTATATCGCAAAATCTTATTTACAACAATCTAATCAGTTGTTTGTTACAAGAATTTTGGGATTGTCAGGATATGACGCGGGACCTTCTTGGTCTTTTAGAACAATAGCGAACGTAGATAAATCAACAGTCGATTTCGATTGTTCAGGTAGTACATATGATATACCAACGTGTTCAACAATTTGTACAGGCTATACTGAATATTTATTTACACTACCTTTCACAGGATGTAATGACGATATAAGTTCAGTTGTATTTGGACCTATAGTTGGTGACCAATCTATTATAACTAACAAATTTAACGAAAGTTATCAAAATTTTAATGGGACAACATCAACAATTGCATCTAATTTCCAACAACAAATTTTCAATGTTATTGTATCTTCAACAACTCTATCAACATCCGCAACATCATTATATTGTTACGGAACAATATTAGGTAGTGATTATGACATATTATATTCAAGTGGTTTCAGTGGTGTTACTAATGTTTTTGGAGTAAATAACGTTGATTCACATTTAGCTGATTACACAGCACCTGAAAATGACCCTTGGTATTACGCATTATTTGATAATAATAATGGTAGTTATTCGGGTAGTTCATATTCATCTATAATTGGAACTCTTGTTCAAAGTTCATCATCATCAAATTGTGCGTCATTTACGTCATTTAATGTTAGTGGTGTAACAGGAAGTATAAACTACGATAATAATACTATTAGTGTTGTTTTACCATATAACGCAACTTTTTCAGGAACAAATTTATCAACAGTTGTTGCAGGATTTGATGCTTGTTGTACGGGGGTAACGGTTAGTAGTGTTCCACAAGTAAGTGGTGTTACATCTAATAATTTTACAACACCAGTTAGTTATCTTTTAACACCAAATGATGGAATATCACAACCTGAGACTTGGATAGTGTCAGTTACAATACAAAATCCTTGTAATCCAATTACATCAGGAAATACAGGTTCACAAAACACAGGAACAATTAAGACTTGTTATACAGGTAGTGTTGTAGGTAGTGTTTATGTTTATACAGGGACATCATACACTGATTTTGACGATTTAGTTATAGCAACTCTTCGTTCAAGAGGTATCGCAACATATGGTACAGATAGTGATGGTCCTGAGTATCAAGTTTCAGGATTAACTGATGTTACAATGAATTGTACCGGAGGATATTCAACTATTGGTAAAAACCCATATTCTGAATTTGGATTAAACATAACTGATAAAGATAATAACACATTTTTCTTTGAAACATCATTTAGTGAGTCGGATTCTAAATACATATCTAAAGTGTTTGGTTCATCTAACTTTTCAAAACCAAGAACTACGGTTCCATTATTTGTTGAAGAAAGATTCCAAACATTATTAAACTATGGTTATAATAAAGGGTATATTAGAGGTATTAATTGTGATTTAATAGCGTTACCAAGAGCAAAAGGTAATAACCCATCAAGTATAGCGTTTTATTTAGAAAAATATCAAACACCTTCTTCTCCTTGGGTTGTTTCTGAAGTAAGAGGTAGTAAAGTATATAATTTATTTAGATTTACAACAATTTCTGATGGTGATGATGCAAATACCGAAGTTAAAATTTCTATCGCAAATATGTCATTTGGTAATTTAACTTTTGATATTTTGGTTAGAGATTTTTACGATACAGATAATAATCCGGTAGTTATTGAGAAATTTACAAATTGTTCTATGAATCCTCAAGACAATTCGTTTATAGCACAAAAAATCGGAACAACTGATGGTGAATACGCATTAAACTCTAAATATATTATGGTTGAAATGAATGAGGACGCACCAATAGATGCGTTACCTTGTGGATTCCAAGGTTTTAATTTTAGAAGTTATGGAACATCCAAATCACCATTCCCAATATATAAAACTAATTATGATTATCCTGGTGAAGTAGTGTTTGACCCTCCTTTTGGATTAAGTTCAGGAGGTAACTTGGTAACTCAAAGCCCTGGTGATAATGTTCGTAGAACTTATTTAGGGATTTCAACAGGATACGGTGCGGGTTATGATTCAGATTTTTTCCAATATAAAGGAAAACAACTACCAGGAAATTTATGTAGAGACACTGAAGGTGCTAATTGGGCTTTCAGAACAAAAGGTTTCCATATGGATATTAACGCATCAACAATTGTTTACCCGGGAACATCTGTTCCGGAATTTTATGTTGGTTCAGCTCCGTTTACATCTGACCCTAGTAGTGAGGCAAGTCCTTATTACAGAATTTACTCACGTAAGTTCTCATTATTAGTTCAAGGTGGGTTTGACGGTTGGGATATTTATAGAGAATCGAGAACTAATACCGACACATTTAAAGTGGGTAATAGAGGTTATTTAAACGGAGCTTGTTCGGATATTAAATATCCAACAGCTACAGGTTGGGGTTCATTTAAACAAATTACCGTTGGAAACAATAGTGTTGATTGGGGTAATACTGATTATTACGCTTATTTATTAGGACAACAAACATTTTCTAATCCTGAAGCAGTAAATATTAATTTATTTGTTACACCAGGTATTGATTATATAAATAACAGTAATCTAGTTGAAGATGCTATTGAAATGATTGAATTTAATAGAGCGGATTCGTTGTATATTTGTACAACACCTGATATTGATTTATTCACACCAACAGTTGATTTAGCAACTGATTTAATTTATCCACAAGAGTCTGTAAATGGATTAGAAGATAGTGGTATTGACTCTAACTACACGGCAACTTACTACCCTTGGGTATTAACTAGAGATAGTGTTAATAATACACAAATCTACTTACCACCTACGGCTGAGGTTACAAGAAACTTGGCGTTAACAGATAACATCGCATTCCCTTGGTTCGCGGCGGCAGGTTACACAAGAGGTATTGTAAACGCTATCAAAGCGAGAAAGAAACTTACTCAAGAAGATAGAGATACTCTTTACCAAGGACGTATCAATCCAATTGCTACTTTCTCTGATGTTGGAACGGTAATTTGGGGTAACAAAACTTTACAAGTTGCTCAATCTGCTCTTGATAGAATAAATGTTAGAAGATTATTACTTCAAGCTCGTAAATTGATTTCAGCGGTATCTGTAAGATTATTGTTTGAACAAAACGACCAAAAAGTAAGACAAGACTTCTTAGACGCGGTTAACCCTATCTTGGATGCTATCAGAAGAGACAGAGGTTTATATGATTTCCGAGTTACAGTATCGTCAGACGCTGCTGATTTAGACAGAAATCAAATGACAGGTAAGATTTATATCAAACCAACCAAATCGTTAGAATTTATAGACATTACGTTCTATATAACTCCAACCGGAGCTTCTTTCGAGAATATATAATAAATAAAATTATGACTCATCGTAATGGTGAGTCATAATAAGCCTTAATATAAAGATATGTTAAAAAATGAAATAAATGAAGGTATTGACGAGTTTGGTGCCCCCGATGAGAAGTATTACGCATTTGATTGGGATGACAACATAGTATCAATGCCGACAAAGATTATCTTAAAAGATGAAGATGGTGATGAAGTAGGGATGTCTACTGAAGATTTTGCAACTTATAGAGAAGAAATTGGTAAGGAACCATTTGATTTTGACGGACATACTATTGTTGGGTTTGGAGAAGAACCTTTCAGATATTTTGGTGTTAAAGGGGACAAACAATTTATTGTGGATTCTATGACAGCAAAACCTGGACCGGCTTGGGAAGATTTTGTTGAGGCAATTAACAATGGTTCAATATTTTCAATAGTGACAGCTAGAGGACACACACCATCAATATTAAAAGAAGCTTGTTATAACTACATTGTGTCAAACATTAATGGTATTGACTCAAATGAGTTAGTTAAAAATTTAGAGAAATATCGTGATTTGGCGGATGAAGAAAACGTTTCTAAAAGAGAAATGATTAGAGAATATTTAGATTTATGTAAATTTTATCCTGTAAGTTACGGGGAAGGTTCTGCAACAAATCCGGAAGAAGGTAAAATCAAAGCATTAAAAGAATTTGTTAATTATGTTAAGGAAATGTCACAACATATTCAAAAAAAGGCATTTTTAAAAAATAAAATAAATAATTACTTTGTCCCTAAGATAGGTTTTTCAGATGACGACTTAAAAAATGTGGATGTTGTAAAAAAACATTTTGAGCAAGACCCAGAGAATATAATTAAAACATATTCAACAGCTGGAGGAATTAAAAAAGAATATTAAAATATTTATTATTAATAACTAATAAATAAAAAATAATTAAATAAACTATTAATATAAAAACTAGGATTTCTAGAATGATAGATTTTTTAATTCTAAAAGTCAAGAGAAAAAAATTAAATAGGTTATATTTATAATAAACAAGATAAAAAAATAAAAATTAAA